ATTGTCTAGGACTTCCTCATACGGTTACGAATAAAGAATATTCTGCGTGCGCATACACCACCAAGGTAAGAAGATTTTGTGATATGATGACCAAACGTGGTCATACGGTTTACCATTATGGTCACGAGGATTCAGTTGTTAATTGTACGGAACATATTACCGTAACAACTAACGAAGATCTTGAGATTGCTTATGGTTCTTATGACTGGAGGAAATCTTTTTTTAAGTTTGATATGAGCGATCATGCATATCAAACTTTCTATAAAAATGCAATCAGAGAAATTGCCAAGAGAAAGACCCTGACTGATTTTCTTTTACCTTTCTGGGGTTGGGGGCATAAACCAATCTGCGACGCTTTTCATCAGGAGGTTATTGTAGTTGAACCTGGAATTGGATATGCTGAAGGTCAATTTGCTAAGTTTAGAATTTACGAATCTTATGCTATTCGGTCAGCAGTTGGGGGGAAAGAAGCAGTTGGTCAATGCAAGGAAGATTGGTATCATGCTGTAATACCTAATTACTTTGATCCAGAAGATTTTTCTTACTCTGAAGAAAAACAAGATTATTTCTTGTTTCTGGGTAGAGTTTATCCAGGTAAAGGAATTGATGTTGCATATCAAGTTTGTGATAAATTGGGAATAAATCTCAAGATTGCTGGACAAGGTTCTTTAGAAGAACATGGATATAAACAAACAGATAAGATTCAACATATTGGTTACGCAAATACAGACAGACGAAAAGAGCTAATGTCTCGGGCAAAGGGTTTCTTCTTGCCTTCGATGTTCAATGAACCTTTTGGAGGTGCAGCTATGGAAGCTCTGTTTTCAGGTTGTCCGATTATTACATCTGATTGGGGAGCTTTCAGCGAGTATAATTTGCATGGCATCACTGGCTACCGTTGTAGAACATTCGATCATTGGTGTTGGGCAGTAAACAATATCAGTAATATTAGACCTGCTGCTTGCCGTGAATGGGCTATGAATAATTTCAGTCTGGATCGAGTGTCTGAGATGTATGAAGAATATTTTCAGATGGTTTTTGATGTGTATACTGGCGCTGGATGGTATCAACATCATCCAGATAGAACCAACCTGGACTGGCTTCGTAGATATTACCCAGGTAACTAATATGCACCTAATTGACCACATAATGGCCACAGTGAAACATGTGGATACTAATGTTCAAAGGAGAATTTTCGGTGAGCATGGGTTGAGTGCTCCACACCCGTCAGGGTCAGAACACTATGTTTTGTTAGTGGCCACAGCTCAATATTATCGAAACCAGAATCTGATTGAAGTGGGCACTTATCACGGCAGTGGCTCACTGGCTCTGAGTCAGGGCCACAATCACGTGGTGAGCTACGATATAGTGGATGTGAGAAAAATAGTCAATGTTCCAGATAATGTGGAATTCAGATTGGGAGATTTTCGCAATGACAAAGATCTAATACTGAGTGCTCCATTTATATTTGTTGATGTGGACCCACACGATGGCATTCAGGAAGCTCAATTTCATCAGTGGTTTTTGGATAACCATTACTCAGGTTTGGTGTTATGGGATGACATACACCTCAATGAACCCATGCAACGATGGTGGCAATCAGTGCGTAATCCCAAAACAGATCTCACTGGTTTGGGACATTGGAGCGGCACTGGTCTAGTGCATTATGCCTGAAATCAGAATATATATCTGTGTAAATCAGCTGATCCGTACCAATGCCAGTTTAGCTTACATCCTGAATAGATTGCGTGCAAGCATTCTAAAAACCTGTGTGATTTATATTGTGCATAGTGATGATTGGGTTTGTGAATGTGACTTTTCTGGATTGCGTGTTTGTTTTATCAACACTGGCCGGGATGCTTCTGCTTATGAATTTCCAGCCTTGAGAACCCTGTGGCATCATTCGCAACAAGCTGATTTTTGGGGACTGTATTTGCATTGCAAAGGAGCCAGCCAGCACGACGAGGCACAGTGGCAGAACGCAATCAGTTGGCAACACTATATGTTGCTGGGCTTGGTAGATCATGCTGCCCTTTGCTTGGAGCATCTGCAGTCTGGAGCAGATTTAGTGGGATCCCAATGGCATTGGCACTGGAAGGGAAATTTTTATTGGTTTCGCAGCAGTTATATAGGGCAGTTGGTGGATCCTTTTTTGATGGATCAGGATTACAGAAACAATTGTGAACACTGGTGCAGTTACAGTTACTGGTGGGGCAGATACCCATTGCCAAAAATTCGTAACTTGTTTTATCTACCATTGATGTCTGACAGTGATTATTTGTTGTTGCATCAAAAAAAATATATTCCAGATTTTCACGAAAACCATGTTTTTACCGGAACCATAGACTCATTAATCAACCAACCGTGGTATGGATGTTATAACACCATGAAACTAAGTGATCAGGACATTAGGAATTCCCCAAATGTTATTGCAAAATATCTCAATTACGACAGTATGGTGATAAACATTGATACACAGAAAATATATGAAGCAGAACGTTTTGCAAGAATTCAACAGAATGATATAGCCTGCGGTTAGACAACATCTAAATGGACAAAATATATATGGAAAATTATAACGAATACGATTTTGAGAAATCATACTGGGGCAATTGCTGTAACACTTTTGATGAAGATCAAAAACACTATGTTTATGCAAAATACATGCAACTTTCCAGAACTCATTATTCATTTGATGTTCATGGAAAATCAATTTTAGATATTGGCGGAGGCCCTTCCTCCATGTTGCTGAAGTGTATTAACCTAAAAAAAGGTTTGGTTATTGATCCCATTGCTTATCCAAAGTGGACTGTGGACAGATATGCAATACATAACATTGATGTCAAAGTAGATTTGGGTGAAAACAACATTGAAACTGATTGGGATGAGGTCTGGATCTACAATTGTTTGCAACATGTGCATGATGTTCGTAAACTGCTATCTCAAGCAAAAAAATCAGCTAAAACTCTAAGAATTTTCGAATGGGTCAATATACCCCCACATGAGGGTCATCCTATTGAATTAACAAAAGAATTGCTAGATAGTTGCATAGGATCATCACAATCCAATTTGATTCAATTATCTGAATCCGGATGCTATGGTACTGCATATTATGGAGTATTTTATTTGTGAAACGAATAGTCTTTTATACAGAAAATAAATGGGCGTTGGGTACGATTCATTTTAGTTTATGCAAGTATCTTTTTAGTTATGGTGTAAACTGTGAAATTTTAGACTTCACCGCAGGTTATTCTCTGGAGGAGATGCAATCAATTTCTGAAACAATTGATGCTTTTGTAACCAATTACCCCAGTAAACTGATAAATGAATATCAAATTTCTCCTGAAAAAATAATCTTTATGGCACACGGTCAATGGGACATACTGCTGTGCAACAGCCAAACTGGAATCAATATATATGAGCAACTTGCTGGCTATGCAGTAGTATCAAACATTCTCAAACAGAAATCTGCTGAATTTGGTGTTTGCAGAGTGCCTCAAATTACTCACTTGGGTATTGAATTTGATAGATTTTATCATAAACCCAACACTCAGATAAATCGCATGGGATTTGCTGGGGCCTTGGAAAGCTTCAATTTTGCTGGCCAAGAAATCAAGAGAGGCAAATTGGTTAGTCAACTCAGTGAGCGCCTGGGAATTCCTCTGGAAATTCCGCAGCATCATTATTTGGCTATGCCAAAGTTTTATCAAAATGTAGATGCAATAATTATGTCAAGCATTGAAGAAGGTGCAGGTCTACCCATGATGGAAGCTGCTGCGGCTGGCAGACTTACCCTGGGCACAGCAGTGGGATATTATGCTGAAAACCCCACAGGAATTCATTTGCCTTTGGATCAGGCTGATTTTATGTCAGCATGCTGTGAACATTTGATTGAACTCAGAGACAACCCAACTCTGTATCAGAATCTGTGTGAATCTCAGCAACAATATGCCAGAGACCATTATGATTGGCAGCATCATATTGAAACTTGGGCAAATTTTTTGCAATAACTGGAAAAAGTATATATATCAATATGACTATCAATATAGCACAACTGAAAAATGCAGAGCCCAGTTTAGATAAATTAATCAAAACAGAATTACCCATCCAGGTCAGTTTTCGTTTGAGTAAATTAATCAAAATAATTGGTTCTGAACTAGCTCATTTCGAAACCACCAGACAAAAATTGTTTGAAAAATATGGTGAACAACAGGACAATGGTGTTGTGATCAAGGCAGAATTCATGGCAGAATTCATGGAGCAAATAAATGCACTGCTGAACGAAACCATTGAGTTACCAGACATCAAAGTCAGTATCACTGAAATCAGTGACATCAAATTCAGTGCAATGGACCTAGTTGCCCTGGAACCCTGGATCACAGAATAGACCGCAATCAGACAGGATTAAATTGCCACTCTTTGACTTTGTTCAGAGTGGCAATTTTTTGTTTGATTACATCAAAATTCATAGTATTCCATAAACCCGGATGCAGCGGTTTAGGGAACTCGCCCAACCGTATCCAACAATAACCATGATGCTCGTGATTTAGTTTGGGTATAAATTCATCAGGAACCACACAAATAAAAGTGATGAACTTGAAATAGTCATCATCGCTGGTAAATGTTTCCAGAGGAAGCAGACGATGAGGATCAGGCATACTGCCAATTTCTTCATTGATTTCACGATATAGTGTATCATACACAGATTCACCAGGATTTTGTTTACCACCCACCAACCCCCAGGTATTTTTTTGTTTTTGGCTTCGCAACAAATACATGCATCTTTGCGTATTTACTGAATACAGTAATGCACCCACACCGATGACTGATTTATTACGTGGTTTTTCTGGTATTTGTTTCATTGGATTTTGTTTTTGATACAAACCCAGACGTAAAAATTAGAGAAGATGTTTTACAAAATCAAACGCCAATTTAGAGGTTGATACTCACCTTCCCAGCTTTTGGTCCAGGTTCCTTGTGAGTACTTATATTGGCGACCATTGGTCAGGTTTGAAACATACTGAGTGGTGGTAGTAGCTGAACTGTCAAAAACCAAAACCCATTTGACTCCATCATATTCAATAATGTCATTGGCGCTAGCAACAGTTTCGTATCCATTAGCAGTCCATCCCACTGGGCTTTCGGCGTCATCGGCATTGCCGGTGGCTTTGAGCAGCAGGTATCTTTGACCGTTTGTGGCTGCTGGTAGACCACCGTACCCCGGATAAACTCTGGTGGGATCAATGATGGCAGTCACTGGGCTCATTGTGTTGGTGGGTAAGGTATCAGTATCCACAGTAAACAACAGTATCTTGTCATCCAAGGGATTCAGAGCAATGGTTCCCACTATTTCAGTGCCACTGTCAAAACCGTCCTGAGTGCCCAGGATCAGGCGTAACTGACTGAGACCATTGCGAACCACTCCGTATTTTTCCAGAGCAGCTGACCAATCTTTACTGGTACCCAACACCACTTGGGATTGGACATCTGATTCACTGGGTTGGGTTTTTACTGGATTGAACTTGAGTAATTGTACCTCGCCGTCATTGACCCAGACCCCATAGTTCTGAAATGTAATACCCTGTCGGGTACCCAACAGCAGATCATCGCTGGCCACAAATTCAGCCAGGTCGCCTGTGGGGTTGAATATGCCAGCCACCACTTTGTGTATGACTCCCATCTTTTTCACACGAGCTGGAGCAGTGAGCCAGATGGGGATTTCAAAAGTCACGCTGCTGATATCTATCTGATCATCGGTGCCCTGAGGTATGCTGCGACTACTCCAGGTGCTGTCAGTGAGTTCCATATAACTCAAGCTGGTCCAATCAATGTAGTTGTCGGTGCTCTGAATTTCCAGTGCTGGGTTGAATAACACCAGGATCTGTTCCAGCAGCTGGAACTTCTGATCACTATTGCTGGTCCAGACATCAGCCTTCATTGTGAGTTTGTAGGGTACTGGCATCTGACGTTCAATGCTGTAGGCGTTGCCCTGGCGATTCAGATAACTGTCAGTGACTGGGTCGTAGGCTCTGGTTCTGACACTGACTTTGTCAATAAATGTGGGATCCTGAATTCTGGCACGATCGTATTTGAGATCAGTGATGTACACACTGATTAGTGGACAGCTGGGTATGCTGTTTTCACTGTTGCGAGCAATGATGCTCTGAGCCTGACGGCTGCTGTCGCCATAAGTCACAGGCACACGGTACAGAGTGCCGTCGCCAAATTGCACCTGAAAATTACTCAGGGCTCGGATCACCTGAACAATGAAACGCTTGATTTGTTCGTCGTAAAAATGCTGTTGGTAACTCATAATTAGTAATCGCTATCGGGTCTCAGTAATGTGCTGAGGTCTTGAAGTGTGGTCTCGGTGTTGCCTTCACTGTTGGTGAATGTGGTATCGTCGTTGATAAAACGATCCTGCTGAGTTTCGCCCAGGCCGTGTGTAAGCGGAGTGCGAACATCATCCTGGACTTTGACCCAATGAACACCGTCCCATCTGAACAAACGATTGGGGAAGAAATCCAGTCTGAGGAAAAAGTCCCCCTCAGCAGGAGCAGCAGGAAAGGTGGTTCCTGTGGTAACTGGTCGTCCATTGGGTGGTGAACTATTGCCCACTAGGTATCCTTCAAATCGTTCCACAGGGCTGGCATCTGGTGGCAACGGAGTACCGTATTTTGTACCATCGCTCATGGGCGGTATCCAGTAAGGAGTTACATCGTAACCACTTTCGGGAACCAATTGCTCTGCTCGTTCAATGATTGCGTCATTGACCTGATTGACTTTGCTCACTGTGCTGATCAGATCGCTCAGTGTGGTGTTGGCAGTGCCTGCCTGAATTTCCTTCAGGATCTGTTTGTATTCCTGGCTGTCCACCAAGGGCGTGGCCTTGATGCGCCACAGATGCGGCCACCAGGTGGGACTGTATCCTTCTGCACTGCGTATGGCATCCTTGACCACATAGAATCGCTTCAGTGCAATAGGCACTGTTTCCTCCAGACTGTAAAAATCTTTCAGATGCGGCAGCTCTATAACATCGCCACTGATGATTTTGCGTCCCAGTCTCTGTACCATTTCATTCAGATGAAAAGTGATAAACACTGTGTCGTTCTGTAAAAACAATCCAAACTGACTGAGATCAAAGTCCAGATCCTGTACATTGTATATGCCTCTGAGGTTGTACACATTGGTATCGTATTTTCTATCACGATTTTCCAACAGCAACAGATCCTGAATATTCAGCGCACTCTGATTGGTGTACACAGGCTGAGTGGCATCGTTGATGGCGCTGAAACGCACAGTGGATCCTGTAACCACGGTGTTGCTTACGCTGTTGGTCAGGGTTACTGTGTTGGCGGTCTTAGCGCCCACCTTGGTGTTGCTGGGAATATTGGCACCAAACACAAACTGTCCCACGCTGACATTGCTGGTGTTGCTGAATATCAATACACTGTTGCCAGTCACAGTGCTGTTGCTGGTGTTCAGGCTCAGGGTGTTGTCTGCAGGCCCCAGATATTTGTGAATATAGACCGAAGTACCGCCGGCAGTAAACATTTCTGCAATATTGCGATCCAGGAATTTATAATCATTTGAATGGCGACCTTCCTGCCAAAGTGATATTCTGGGCACTGATAGTTTCTCCTTGTTTATTTATGGTGAGAAAAACTAAATAATGATATGCCTACATTGGATGAATTGAAACAGGGTGTTTTTGATTATGTGAGATTACGTCTGGGCGATGGGATGGTAGACGTAGAATTATCCCCAGAACACTACGAGATGGCCTATGCCAAAGCTGTGCAGACATACCGAGCTCGTAGTCAGAATTCCGAAGAGGAAAGCTATGCATTTCTGGATCTGGTGGAAGATCAGCAGGAATACATTCTGCCTCAGGAAGTCACCACTGTGAGACAAATATTCAGACGCACCATTGGCAGCACTGGGCAGAGTGCAGGCAATCAGTTCGAACCCTTTGAAGCTGGCTATTTGAACACCTACTTGCTCAAAGTGGGTCGTACTGGTGGATTGCTCAGCTATGAACTGTATACTCAGTACCAGGAAATGACTGCCAGAATGTTTGGTGGTTATGTGAACTATACATTCAATCCTGCCACCAAGAAACTGGTCATTGTGCGCCGTCCACAGAATTCCGGTGAAACTTTCCTGCTCTGGACATTCAACATGAAACCCGAAATCCAGTTACTCAATGATTATCGCATCAGCAACTGGATCAAGGATTACACTTACAGCATGAGCAAATACACCCTGGGTGAAGCTCGTAGTAAGTTTGGCCAGATTGCAGGGCCACAGGGCGGAACAACACTGAATGGTGAAGCATTGAAAAATGAAGCCAAAGAAGAGATGGAAAAGCTGATGGAAGATCTGAAGAATTACGTTGACGGCTCACAACCTTTGACCTGGATTTTGGGCTAATTGATTTTTCTTCCAATACTGTCTCTGCCCTGCTAGATACTGATGTAATTATGTCTCAACTATATGGCATTGTGGGCAGCATAGGCAGTGGCAAAGACACAGCAGCCCGATATCTAGCAGATGCTCGGGGCTGGAAACGCTTGAGTTTTGCTGGACCACTGAAAGATGCAGTATCGATGATTTTTGGATGGCCTCGTGATTTGCTGGAAGGACACACAGATCAGAGTCGTTATTGGCGCGATCAGGTGGATCCCTGGTGGGCACACAGGTTGGGCTACCCTGATCTCACGCCCAGATGGGTGTTGCAGTATATGGGTACCAATGTAATGCGCAGTCATTTTCACACCGACGTCTGGATAGCAGCCACTGAGCGTCAGGTATCAGCCAGTCTGAACTCTGATGTCAATGTGGTGATAAGTGATTGTCGGTTCGCCAACGAACTGCAACTGATTCGGGATCAGGGCGGAAAACTGATTGAAATCAGACGTGGAGCATCTGCAGATACACTGCCCTGGGCGGCTTGTGCTCGACGCCAAAATTTGGCGTCGGCATCAGAGTTAGCTGACCTCAAACAGCAAGGACAGGTCATGGAAGTCCGGTATCCCGAAGTACACCCCAGCGAGTGGAGCTGGGTAGGACTACCAGTGGATCAGGTTATCGATAATTCTGGCACTATGGAGCAACTGCATCGAACTCTGGATTCATTTGTGGCTAATAATCGCTGACCAGCTCAGCATTGGTCCAACCCTGATTGCTAACACTCAGCAGGATCTGACAGTTAGCACACACTGTTCTGAGATTGTTGGGCTGAGCGTTTTTTAGATCACCGTCCACACAATAAACACCAAACACCTGTGAAACATTGTTGCGGTAGCCGCAGCGATCACAGGTGTTTTTCTTTTGATAGCCTCTGAGCTGCCATACTGGTTTGGAATAGGCCTGCTGACGCTTCTGTTTCCAGCAGCGTTCGCATCGACTACGATAGTAGATTCGGTCACTGTTGTGATAATTCACAGCGCAGGGTCGGGTTTTACAGGTTTTGCACAGTGGCCTCATGTGATTATTTACCCGAACCCTTTCAAAGGTGTGCTGAACCAGCTAAAAAACCCAGAAGTTCATAAATACCAACAATGGATCACTTGCTCGATCGACATCTATAGCTCAGATGATTCACCAAGGCTATATGGAATTTTAGGAGAAAAATAATGGCTCTTACATCACCTGGCGTACAAGTTACAATTATTGATGAAAGTAACTATACCCCTGCGGCAGCAGGAACAGTTCCTTTCATCGTAGTTGCAACCGCCCAAGACAAAACCAACCCCAATGGGGACCTGGCGGAGTACACCACAGCAGCCAATGCTGGTAAGGTTTTCCTGGTTACTTCACAGAGAGAATTGATTAGTAAGTATGGCAAACCCAACTATCTGGTAAGTGCAGGCACACCTATTCACGGTTATGAACTCAATGAACATGGCTTGTTTGCTGCTTACAGTGCTCTGGGTGTGAGCAATGCAGCCTACATTATCCGTGCAGACGTTGATCTGGACCAACTGATTGGATCAGCTGCTCGCCCCACTGGCGGAGTGGCCAACAACACCTTGTGGTTGGATGTGGCTGCTACTAAATTTGGTATTTTTGAATGGAATCAGAGCACACCAGGATTCAGCCAGGTCACCTCAACCAACGTCACAGGCAGTGCTAAACTGCACCTGATCACTGATTCGGCTGAAATCAGTGGTGGTGAGCCAATAAGCACTGTGGGCAAGCCTGGTGATTATGCCATTGACCTCACTGACGTGGACAATCCTGTGTTCTACAAGATTGCTGGCCCCACCAGCTACTCCTTGTACGGTCAATGGGCTCAAGTTGGCTCCAGCGATTGGGAATTGGGATGGCCAGCAGTAACCGGAACAGCCACTGCAAATATTGCCACCATCACTGGTAATATTTTCAGCATCAACGGATCCAATGTCACTGTGGGTGCTAACCTAACCGCCACAGTGGCCAACATCAATGCAGTGGGCGCATCCAATATCAAAGCTGCTGCAACAACCAGTGGACAACTCAGTGTGTATTGCAATGCCAATGCGGGCAATGTGACCTTCCTGAATGTCACTGGCACACCATTGACCACACTGGGTATTAGTGCCAACGTGGCATACAACTGCCCTGCATTTGTGGACAGCAAGCATACACAGGCACCTGCAGGTGGCACATGGTTGACCAATGGCAGCGATCCCAGACCCACTGGATCTGTATGGTTTAAGACCACCAGCCCCAACAACGGTGCTAGTTTTGTGGTCAAGCGTTATAACAGCACCAGCCAAAACTGGACCGAACTCACCACTCCGGTGTATCCCAACGATGCCAGTGCAATCTATGCACTAGATCCCACCAGTGGTGGTTTGGCAATCACTGCTGGTAAAACCTATATCCAGAGTGATGTCAATGCCAATGACACATTCACATTCAAGTTGTTCAACCGCAAAGCTGGTGTGACCAGCGTGACTGGTAGCAATGTGAGCCCCTCCTTTGTGCTCACTGAAACTTTCACAGTGAGATATACTGTTGCTGGCAATGCCAGCCTACAGGGTCCTACCACAGTAACCATCGCAGGTGGCACCAATGCAGCGGCTTTTGTGACCTCACTGAACAGCGCCAATATTCCCAATGTCAGTGCTGGCATTGAAACCAGTGGTGCAATCACCATCACTCACGCATTGGGTGGTGTACTGGAGCTCAAGGACATGAGTGGGACTCCGCTGGCAGATGCTGGTATCACTACATCGTCTGTAAACGCTCGGTTGAGCGATGTCACAGCCAATGCAATCTGGGTCAGCAATTGGCAACAGCCTGCTTACACAGTGGATGACAATGAACCCAGTGCTGATCCTGCAGATGGCACATACTGGTACTACAATGAACCCACTGAATATGACATCCTGATCAATGATGGTACTGGTTGGAGAGGCTACCTAAATGGTGGTACTGATTCCCGTGGTTTCAATCTGGCCAACACTGACCCAGCAGGTCCCATTGTGAGTGCCAGCGAGCCCACTCTGCAAAGCGATGGTACTGTCCTAGTAAGTGGTGATTTGTGGATCAATACCGATAATTTTGAGGATTTCCCCAAAATTTATCGTTATAGCACCGCATTGGGTTCTTGGACGCTGATTGACAACACCGACAGCACCAGCAGTGATGGTATCATTTTTGCTGATGCACGTTGGGGCATTGACGGAACCGAAGACATCATCACTGACACCAAGCCAGCCATTGCTGACCTGTTGAATGAAGATTACACTGATCCTGATTGTCCTAGCTACGCAGAATACCCCAGAGGCATCTTGCTGTTCAATACTCGCAGAAGCGGTATGAACGTCAAGCAGTTTGTGGTGGATCATTTTGCTGGTTATGAAAATCCTCCCAGCTACCTGAATGCCTGGGTCAGCGCCAGTGGCAACAACGAATACGGTGTTGCATACATGGGTCGTCGAGCTCAGAGAGCATTGGTTGCTGCCAAGATGGCCAGTGCTGTAAGCAACAGTGTGGAAGCGGTGGAAGAAGTTCGTAACTTCAACCTGATGTGTGCTCCTGGTTATCCAGAGCTCACCAGCACATTGACCACACTGAATGTGAATCGCAAGGAAACAGCATTTATTATCGTGGACAGTCCGCTCAGACTGGAATCAGACAGCAACACATTGGATGCTTGGAGCCGTAACTTGAACTTGGCCGTGGACAACAACGAACAGGGCTTTGTAAGCTATTACGAATACATGGCTGGTTACTATCCTGCAGGTTTCACTCGTGACCTGGATGGTAACTATGCTGTGGTTCCTGCCAGCCACATGGTATTGCGTAGCATGATCCGCAGTGATCAGAAGAGCTATGTGTGGTTTGCGCCTGCAGGTACCCGCAGAGGCACTGTGGACAATGCAACTGCTATTGGTTATATTGATTCAGCAACTGGCCTGTTCCAGAGCATTGCTGTAAGCAATAACCTGCGTGATGTGTTGTACAATGGCAAGGTAAACCCCATCAGCGTGCTGAGCGACAGCGGTATCACAATCTATGGTCAGAAGACTCGCAGTGCCACAACCAGTGCGCTGGATCGTGTAAATGTTGCCAGATTGGTAGTTTATCTGCGTCGTCAGCTGGACCTGATTGCTCGTCAGTACATTTTTGAACCCAATGACGAAATCACTCGTCGTGAAATCAAGAATCAGATTGAAAAAGAGCTGAACAGCATCAAAGTAAACCGTGGATTGTACGATTATGCTGTGGTATGTGATACTAGCAACAACACACCAGACCGCATTGACCGCAATGAGCTCTGGGTAGACGTAGCCATTGAACCTGTAAAGGCTGTTGAATTCATTTATATTCCTGTGCGCATCAAGAACACTGGTGATATTCAAGCTGGTCTATAACACAAAAACAAACTAACAAAATGGGCGAGATTTATTCTCGCCCATTTTCTTTATGCCAAACCCATCGAGCATGACTGCATGCCCTAGTATATTGATTTCAGACAATGCTGTGTATAAATAGTGTTGAGAGGTTCAATAGCAATGTCAATACGATGCCAATTGTGCGATGCGGAGTTTCCCAAAATCATACCCTACCAACATTTGCAAAAAGAACACGGAATTACTGGAAGAGAATATTCTAGACAATACGGCTCTACGATCAGCGAAGAGACTCGCCAATTGCAACAAAAGCGAGTTCCTCACAATCGAGGCAAAAAAATCACTGATCCAGAATTATTAGCAGCTCACCGTGATCGAATAAAAAAACGAGAAGCCAGATATCAAGCCGGAGAATTTCTACGAGGCAACCCACATTCAACTGAGACTCGGCAAAAAATAAGTGAATCTGTCAGAAAGTATTCAGAATCAAATCGAGAAGAACTATCTACTAGAGCTCACAAAGCCGTGGTCACTAAAAGATCTCGAGGCTACATTACCAGTGGTATGGCAGGTCGTACACATTCTGAGGAAACCAAAAAGAAAATTCTAATCAGTACACAGCAACATCGAGAAGAAATCAGGATACAAACTATAGAAAACAGAAAACAATTGCTGGAATCATACGACATTGCTGTGATTGATATCGATCGTGATACCATAATTTGTGAATGTAATGTGTGCAGATTTCATTTCACTCGAACATTCACCAATTCCAATAAACAAAAATTATCACAAATATTGCACAATATATGTCCCAAATGTCGTGAAAAATCTCCCTTGCATAGCCGAGCCGAATTGGAAATATGTGATTGGGTTCGTAATCATACCAGTTCAGCGGTGCGACTGGGCGATCGTTCAGTCATCACTCCTCTGGAACTGGACATATATATTCCGGAGAAAAAACTGGCTATTGAATACTGTGGTTTGTATTGGCACAGTGAGAATACTGGACAAAAGACATCAGCGTATCATCAAATCAAATGGCAACGATGCCTAGATCAGGGAATCAAACTTATTACTATCTTCGAAGACGAGTGGATTTTCAAAAAAGATATTGTTCAACAGATGCTGATCAGAAACTTGGGAATCACTACCAATCGGTTAGCAGCACGAAAGTGCAAAATCATAGATCTCGACACAGCTCAAGCCCGAAACTTTTTTGAGAAAAACCATATTCACGGTTATGCTGCCAGCAAGATCAGACTGGGATTGCTACATGACGATCAACTGGTATATGCAATGACGTTTAGTCAAAAAAACATCAGCAGAAAAAATACCGAATGGGAGATACAAAGAATGGCTGGCTCTGCTGACTTGATCGTTCAAGGCGGGGCAGGTAAATTATTTGCAGAATTTTGTCGACGAGTACAGCCATGCACTGTAGTCAGCTATGCCGATTCCAAATGGTTTACTGGAGACAGTTATAGTAACCTGGGTTTTGTGTTGGAAAAACATACCTCTCCGGGCTATTGGTATTTTTCACTGCCTGATGTAACCAGAATTCACAGATTCACTTTGCGCAAAAATGCACAAGATAATCCAGATCTAACTGAATGGCAAAACAGGCAATCACAAGGGTGGGATCGAATCTGGGACTGCGGTCATGCTCGATGGGTCTGGAATAAGGCCAACTCAAAATAAACCAGCCCAAAAATCAGCCCACCTGGCTGGATTTTGGTGATTCAGTCATAAATATCTGTAGAACAAATGATTCATTTGTGACAGGAGATTTATATTATGGCTATAGCCTCGCTAACAAAATTTACTGTTCCACTTGGTGGCGACACAGCAGCCCAGGGCCTTTTGATGCCCAAGCTGAAGTATCGCTTTCGCCTGACATTCTTGAATTTTGGCGTAAGTGGATCAACTACAGAATTGACCAAGCAAGTGGTAGACTTTGCTCGTCCTCAGGTCACTTTTGATGAACAGATCATTGAAATCTACAACAGCCGTATCAAGTATGCTGGTAAGCCTGCATGGGGTGACACCACTGTGAACCTGCGTGACGACGCCAGTGGCCAGGTCAGCAAGCTGGTGGGTGAACAGGTACAGAAGCAGTTTGATTTCATGGAGCAGAGCAGTGCCCGCAGCGGTATTGATTACAAGTTCCAGATGAACTGTGAACTCCTGGATGGTGGTAATGGTGCCAATGCTCCAGTTGTGCTGGAAAGTTGGGAATTGTATGGATGCTACATCAAGGACGTCAACTATGGTGACCTTAACTACGGTGAAAGTGCTCCAGTACAGATTGCCCTGAGTATTGCATTTGACAATGCTGTACAGAAGCCCGACGGTAGTGGAATTGGTGCTGCTATCAACAGAACACTGGGCAGCGTTATAACAGGATAATAGACATATGAGTTTTGCAGGTTCATTAGGCACAGTTCTGCGTGGTCTGAATGGAACCAGTGACACAGTCCGGGACTATACCCATGCGTCCCGGACTTTTGTTTCTGATAACTATGCTCTGCTGCCCAAAACCAAGAGATGGTGGCATATCTATTTTGAACTAACTCCTGAAGCCAAGGCTCTGTATGAGCAGATACAAAAGGAAACAAAACCAAGTGGTAATCACAGATACAGTCTAGCTACTGACGATGTCACTCAGGATACCTATTTCCTAAGTGTATTAGCCAAAACTGTAAAATTGCCTGGTATCAAAATGGATACCAAAAAGCATAATCATTATAACAAGCAGATCATATCCATAAACAAAATCAACTATGACGATATCACTGTGGAATTTCATGATGATGCATCAGGATATGTCAGAGCATTTTGGGATGCATATTATCTGTATCATATTCAGGATAGCCGATATCGAGACTACGGTAAAGTTGCTGGGCAAGGATTGCCTGTTCCGCCGGAAACCTGGGGGTACGATTCAGTAGCCTCTGCTAATATTCTAAACTCTCTTACTCTGTATGGCAATCCAGCACTGGATAATCATCATTATGGTTTAGACACAGTAAACACTGATACTGGCGGTACTGGCATCAATGGATATTTGGACAGAGTAAGCCCATTTTTGAGATCTATAAAAATTTATCATTTTAATCGACCCAGTGGAACTGGAGCAGAAAAAGATTTCCCACATTATACTGAATACACTCTGGTAAATCCAGTAATCACCAGCTGGGACCAGGATACTCTGGATTATTCCAGCGGTGATCCTGCTGTGAATTCCATGGGAATCAGCTACGAAACCATATTGTACGCCACAGGCAAACTGGATAGCGACAATGCTGAAGTGGCCAGCTGGAATCAGGTACAAAAAACCTGGTATGACAATAGTAAATCACCACTACCTAACGCACAGCAGAGATTAGTAAACACTGCTATAGACTTGGTCACTAACCCGGCTCAAGCAGCCAGACGGCTAGCCACACCACAAGGTGCTTTCAATGCAATCAGAGACGTAGCCACTTGGCGTGGTGCCTCCATACCTGGAATCAATGCTAATTTTACTGGCACTGGTACTGGTGCAAAAATTCTGAATGCAGCCACTAACAGTGCTCAGCAATATTATAATGTAAGCCCCAGCAGTATCAATGTGCCCAATGCTGGAGGTGCAATCAGCGCTCTGAGATCATTGGGTAATCGACTCAAGAAGCCTTCCAAATAGTCATTGACTATCTGACCCAATATCAGACTAAATAATGATATGAGTACTTATTTCAACAGTCAGGGGCAATCAGGCCCCATAGATGTGGCTATAGAATCCACTCAGTTTGATGCCTTGAAAAGTCTGGTACAAACCCGAGTTAGCGATCCTGAATTGCAAAAAGAATACATAGCAGCTTTTGCCATAGTGGCTAAGAGTCTCAACCTCACTGCTGGGCAATTTGCTGATCTGATGCGTCAGCAGGGTGATAGTTATGAACAGGATGTCTGGCTGGCCGGTTATCTGAATCAGAATCGTGTGAGCAACTCCAAACTGGGCGTAGCACTAAACCTGAACACGCCGTTCAGTGTTCAGAGAGAGATCAGGGCGTAACTACATGGCTAAATATCATTCAGGAAAATTCCTACCCAAAAACCCTGATAAATACGCTGGAAAGCGAAATCCTGTTTGGAGAAGTTCATGGGAGCTGGTGATGATGAATTTCTGTGACAATCATCCAGGTATAATAAAATGGGCCAGTGAAGCCATAGCCATACCCTATATGTGTCCGTTCAAAAAACGAGTAACACAGTATGTGCCGGATTTTTTCATCATGTACCTGGATCGTGATGGAACTCAGCATGTGGAAATTGTGGAAATCAAACCCTTTAAGGAAACTGGCCAGCAAAAAACTCGCAGTCAGCGAGATACTCTGGTGAGTGTTCGCAATCTGGCCAAGTGGGCAGCAGCTCAGGCTTACTGTGAGAAAAATGGCTTCAAGTTCCGTGTGCTCACTGAACGTGAAATATTCACCATGGGAAAAACTCAATGAACACCAATCTGGAAAAAATATTCAACCTGGAACATACAGAACCAGTGCAGCTGGAACCTGAACCCCATCAGACGCCAGCCATGATAACTGAACTTGCCAAGACAGTGGGCAATGTGGATAAGATCAACGAGGCTCTGCCTCAGGTGGTGGGGCTGGAAGCCAGTGAACGTGAAATGGATCAGCTGGCTCAGATGGCAACCGAAGGCTATCAGAATCTCATGGAGCTAGGCATGAACGTGGAAACTCGCCATGCTGCGGAAATTTTTGGTGCAGCTAGCAATCTGCTGGGTCATGCTCTGACAGCCAAGAAAAACAAGATAGAGAAGAAGCTTAAAATGATCGAATTGCAACTGAAAAAAGCTGCACTGGATCAACGAGCAGCAGACTTTAGTAACACTGTGCCAGTGTCTGATGGAGTAGCCACTGTGATAGATCGCAACGCTTTGGTTGCTGAGATACTGAAGAAAAAAGACACCGAAGCTAAATAACCATTATAGGAAGATTCACCATGAAGAGTTTTTTGCAATATCTAACCGAAAGCAAGCAAGATTACAGCTTCCGCATTGTTTTGGCTACCAAACCTGCGGCTGGCCTCAGCAAAACCATCAAGCAAGCACTGGCTGGCTACGGCGTAAAGTCAGTATCTGATGCCCGTAGTCACATGATTGAGAAAGCTCATCCCATGTTTCCAGGGCTGGCCAATCCGGAAATTTACACCCTGGATGTGGTGTGTGAGTATCCTGCAACTGCCACACAGATTCGTAAAAGTTTGACTGATTACAGTGTGGACAAGGCCACAGTGGCAGTGGAAAATCTGGCATTTGCTGAAGACATGGATTACGAAGCAAAAAGTATTGCAGCCAACACTGACACTGAACCCTTGTTGATGCGTGAGTACGAGAAAGTCAAAGTTCAGCACCCATATGGTGATGATTACAACGCCAAACTGGTGAAGAATTCCATAACTGGTACAGGTCAGGTCAAAGTCAAAGGTGGTGCAAAAGCTGCTGAAACCACCAATGATCTGAAGCCAGGTACCCTGAGTCCCGTGGGCAGCCACAAGCCTAAATTGCCCTCAGTAAAAGATATAAAGCGATAAGGAATTAGTATTATGGATATGCAAAATTTATTGAACAAACTGAATGGGTTGCTGGCTGAAGAAACTTCGAATCCTGAACCAGAACAACTTTCATTGGGTCTGCATCAAATGGTTGATATGTCTGGGGAACCTTGTATTCGGTGTAAAAAAGGCCACTACACAGAAACCAGTATCAGTGATGACTGGGATGGTGTAAACCATTGTTCTAAATGTAATCACCGAATTACACGTCATCTAACAACTGATGAATTGAACAAGCTAAAGAAGTCAGTTAGCGAATCTGATGAAGCTGGTCCTATCAAGCAATGTGTAAGTTGCGGCGATAAGGCGCATGTGGATTACATTACTGGTATGTGTGTGGATTGCCAAACCAAAGCTGAAGAAGAGCAAGGACTGTCTGAATCCCCAATGGGTCGTCGTGCACCAGATGAACCACACACTTGCGAAACATGTGGACGTCCCATGCCCAACTGGGAACCAGGTGACGGTGCTGAGTGTGACGAATGTGCAGAAGGCATGAGCCCAGAAGACAGTGACCCTGACGAATTAGACGAAGCCAGTGCCACCAAGCATGCACTGTATGGACAGATGAAGAAGACTTCTAATCCCAGCAATTATAAGCCAGAGATTAGTAACGAACCTATCGATACTGATGATTATGATACTGATCATTTTGAAGTTGACGACAATGTATCTTGCTGGGGTTGTGGACAGGATTGGAAAGAAAACTGGTCAGCTGAAGATTTGGGCACAGGCGAAGGCTATGCCCAACATGGTTTAGAACCAGAAGATACTATTTGCCCTGATTGTGCTGAAGAACTAACTGGTGGGGAATTGAACGAAGCTGAAATGCCAGCGGTTCCAAGACCACAATTAGAAAAGTTGCACAATCTAGGATTTGAAAATTCTCCAGAAGGTAAGAAAGCTCGTGAGAATTGGAAAACAGCTACTGGACAAGCTCACCCTGCTGATCAACAAGCTAAAGGCAGAAAAACCCAAAAATCTAGTACAAATGCTGATTTAAACACTGTGCCTGTAGGTTGGATTTATATGATGAGTGATGGAGAATTATTAATAGTCAAAGTACCTAAAGATAATCTCACTAAATTTATAGATAAAATAAATCAAGTTCAAGAAGATACTGGGTATGGTATTGAACCTTGGGTTCCAGTAGATTTAAAAGCTCTTAGTATTAAATTACATAAACAAATACAACAAAAATATCAGAAAATAAAGCCTATTACTGATGCTAATATACCAACAGATCCTGACGATTTAGACGAATTTCTTCAAAATCCAAAAAATTGTATTTGGATAGCAGATGATGAGGTTATGTGGGATTATAACAAAGACAAAACAGCTATTGTGGGTGCTGAAGATGATGACTTTGATGTAGACGATGAAGATGATTTAGACGAAGCTGCAATGTGCGAAGACTGTGGCGCAAGTCCTTGTGTATGTGAAGACCCACTAGCTGAAGCTAAAGCAAAGAATTACTATGCAGTGGCAACAGCAGCCATCAAGAAAAAGTATGATCTTGGACCAGGAAAAGTTGATCTCACAGATGCACAGACTGCAGAAGCTCACAAGTTAGCCAAGAAACTCAAAAAAGATGACCAGAAACTAAAAGAATCAGAGCAAGATGGGGCAGCCGAGCTGGGCCAGTTGAAGCGGATGATGGAATGTTGGGGCCCCATGGCTGCTCCCCAAGCCAGTGGCATGAATGTTACCACCAATGTGGATAGCAAAACCGGCAACAAAACTGTGACTGTAACTGCTGATGGTGAAGGCGCAGAGGACCTAATGAAGATTTTAGCCATGGCTGGTATCGCTGTTGCTCCGGCTCCGGTTGCAACTGTCCCAGTGGGAGAGCAAGTAGCCAACGAACCTGACCCACAAACACTGGATGCACAAACTCAGTTGGTGGATATGTCAGGAGGACCCAATGCTCCACACGGTCAATACAACCCACATGCTGCAAGAGATAACAGCATGAGCATGGTGGACGAATCAGTTGACCAGTTGGCTCAGAATTTGCGTAATAAATTTATGAACGAAAGCAAAGGCGAAAAAACTTTCAAAGTTCAAGTCAGCTATGATGATCCCAGCGGTACAGGTATTGCTTCAAAAACACATGTAATCAAAAATGTCACTGACGCAAAACATGCCAAGAGTATTGTAAAAGACAAACACTTACCCAAAGTAAAGAATGGCAAAATTGTACGTGCAACAGAAGTCCAAGACTAACATAAAGGAAAAGCAATGAAAACTTTTGCACAATACCTAACAGAAGCCGAACAACATCAGTATCGTCCAGCAGTGGGCGATACTGTGGGCTTTGAAATCAACCAGGAACTGCTGATTGAAACCACAGTGGCTGAAGTTTTAGCAGACGGCATTGTTTTGTCTTTGGATCAACGCAGTGTGGCTATTATGGAAAATGCTGGTCTGATTCAGTTAACCGAAGCAAAACTGTCAAAGCCAGACGTAAACTTTACTCCTGATGATATTAAAAACCTGGAAAGCATCACCGACTTACAAGCAATGAAAGATGCTGCTTTTGAATTAATCAGTAAGCCCAGCAAATATCCCATGAAGCCAGAAAAAGTCAGTTGGTTTCGGCAAACACTGGAAACTAAAAAGAACTCTGATCAGGTGCTTAAACTGATGTGGGATCTGTATCTATCAGGGGCTGGAATGCCAGTAATGGGTTCCACCAGCGGTACTAGTCCAAATAGCTATAGAAAAACCTTTGGTGAAGACCGAGAAGTCAGAAAGAGATATCTGGAAATTCTACACAATATTGGTTTTGAGGATACCCCCAAAGGCGAAGAAGCTAGAAAAACCTGGAAAGCTATTACAGGGCAAACACATCCTGCTGCTGAAGAATATGAAACAAAACGCAAAGAACAAGAACAGTTTCAAGATCAGATGGATGATATCGTAAGATCCAGTGACGGAAAATACAGCGTAGAGAATTATGAACAAGACGAAGGTGACGTAGTTAAGATATATCACTATCTGGAAGGACCTGGCGTAAAGCCTAACACCACTGTGGATTGGAGTTCTTATGAAAAAATGACAACACAGGACTTAGACCTCTATGTAAAACTGGGTTTTCCAACACGCAAGGATATTGGATCTATTGCACCTTTGAATAGACGTGATCTTAAAAAACTAGCACAAGAACGTGGAATAACAGAAGCCTATAGTTATAACCCACCTGAAGATCCCAGCAGTGCTCCTGAGTGTGATTTTTGTTATGGGACCTATAAAGATGTATATAGCGGAGCCGAGTTAGCCAGAGAAAATCCACAACAGGCAGATTACATCAAATCCCATGTTGGACCCAAAGAGCATATTTGCGATAAGTGTGTGGAAAAAGTATTGCCTGAGATCATTTCAGAAGCCAAATATCAGGGACGAGAAGTTCAGTTGGGTAAACCAAAGAGAACACCAAGTGGTCCTAAAAAATTCAGCGTCTATGTCAAGAATTCCAAAACTGGTAATGTTAAAAAAGTAAACTTTGGCGACAAGAACATGGAAATCAAGCGAGATGATCCCAAACGCCGCAAGAACTTTCGTGCCCGACATGGCTGCGGAACCGGTAGAGCCAGTGATAGAACCAAGGCGGCCTATTGGAGCTGTCGTATGTGGGCTAAAAAACCGATTCAGCAAATTCTCAAGAACAAGGAAGAGTAGAAGACTTTTTCCAATGTCTAAGACAGTACCAATCCGCAAGCCCAACTTCTTGAGAAATTTCTTTCCAAGATTTGTTTAACTTTTTAAGTTCAATGATTTTTTCAAGTTGTTGGGCTGTGATTTTTCTCATTTTATCCCAACCACGCTGTTTTCTTTTGAGCTTATCTTCTGGTGATAAATTTTGATAATCTTTTTTAGACATTTTGTTGAATTTTTTCATGTGTTCGCTAATTGTGATATAGCCTTGATTCAATAAGTCATAATATCTATTACTGTTAACTTTGCAACGAATACAATGGCCGTTAATATAGCCGGACTGACTTTTGTTAGTGACGGTAGAATCTGGATGCCATAACTCAACAGTGTTTTTAAATGTTTCTTGACAAGATTTTGCCATAGCGGCTCGACCTTGCGGCGTTAGATATGGATCAACGCCTAATTCATCTTTTAATTTTGCTCGTTTTTCTTGATTTTTTTGCCCACCTTTAGAATGAAATTTCTCCCACCATTTAGCGTCTCTAGAAAGAGCTTCTTGACCTGCTAACACACCTCTTTGCTGTTGTAGCAATCTAAATCCTTCTTCTCCGTGAATTTGTCTTTCTTGTGCTATTCTTTTTCTGCCAATTTTTTTCTGAACTTCGTGAGAGCATTTAGCGGTGAATCTATTAACCCAATTTGGGTGACCTACAATTTTTCTGATTACTTTTGTCTCCCACATAATACATTGTTCGATGTTTTCTTGTTCTGTGCCTGTAGTGAAGATTTTGCGAATTTTAGGCACAAAACTATCTGATCCGTACAGTTCAATCATCTTTTTTATAGTGGGGCTACTGGTGAAATAGGTTTTCCAAAATGTGTTAGGGTCAGCATTGGCTCCCCATTTGGCTCCGTAATATTTTAGGCCAGTGGGGATGTGGGAGAGATAGTAGGTGTAGGGTGTTCTAATAGACATTGGTTATCCTCGATAAATAAAATCGGGTTGCTGATAGTTATCCGTCAGCGGGCGAACACTGTTACAGCAGTTTTCGCCACCCATGATATTTATGCATTTGGATAAATAAAAACATGTTAGACGAAAAATTTTTATCAACGTGGAGCTCAAAGCCGGTCAGCAAGATTGTAAAAGAAAACGCTGAACTGTTTAAGGGTGAATAACTATGCGAGCCTCGGACTTCCTACCTGAACACATAGTGAAACGAGGCTCCAAATATTGTCTCCTGAGCAAAAAGAGCAATCGTAATCTGGGTTGTTACTCCAGCAGATCTGGTGCAGAAAAACGTGAACGGCAAGTTCAATATTTTAAGCATTTGGGTGAGGAGAAGTTTTCATCCGATCAAGTTTACTATCATGGGACTAGTAGAGATTTTGATAAACCCAGTACACGGGGAGCTCAGTATCTAACTCGCATGGGCAACAGAGGATTGGGATTCTATCTAACTCCAGACCCCGCTGTGGCTGACCGTTATGCACAATCCAGAAGCGCCAGCCGCAGTAAATTCTATGGCGCTCAAAAAGGTGTGGGTCCACACATCAAAACTTATCGTTTGAAACCACATAACACTTTTGATCTAACTCAAACCTATACCCCAGAACAAAAACAAGAGCTGGTGGATCAAGTAATGAACATCACAGGACAGCCCATGCCCAAAGATATCAAGAAATATATGTTCAATGGTAACTCATCCGGAAGTCATGTTCATCTGTTGCTTAGATATTTTGATAAAGACGTCAACAGTATTTTTCGCAAAATGGGATATGATAGTTTGACTAATCTAACTGGTGATCAACCTGAAATCATAGTGTTGAATACTGACATACTGGTTCCACAGTATGCGGAATAAATAGTTGGTACTGGAATAACACAATGAAAATTTTTGAACTGTTTGAAGCTAAACGACGAGGTAAAATACATAAAGATCACGACAGCGTAATACCCAACGCCAAAATGTTGCCACGTGTGGATCAGGGTTATGGGTTGTATCGTTTTGGTTTACACATGGCCACCAGTCCCGAGCCACCCAATGTGCCTAGTCATGGTGCTAGTGGAACCACGCCGTTTTTTATTCCCTATAGTGATGCTGATGAAAACATCATCAAACATGCCTGTAAAGCTGGTGGGTTTGGATCCATAAAGAATCTGACCAGGGGTAAAAGTGCAGAGCCTGACGACACACACCGTGTGAGTCCATTCAACAGCAAAGCCCATCCCAGGAAAAAACGATGAGAGCCCGAGATTTTTTGATTGAAGACGAAGACGCTCCAGGAGCACCCAAAGAAATACACTACACTGGCAATCTGATTCCCATGCCTGCTGGCACCACCAGAGTCAAAGTCAGCGACGTATATGACTGGTATAAAGTGGGGCAGGCAATCAGCAACCTAAAGAATGTCAAACGCAAAGATTTTGGGCAGGGCCCGCCACAAACGGTGATTGTATTTGGTAGTGAAGAAGAGGAACACAAACTGGTTCCGTTGTTGCAAAAACTGGGTCTGGAGCTCACTGACGTTGACGAACCACTAGCTGAGACCCTGGCCTATCGGGCCAGTGATGTAATTCAGTCGCTCACAGAAAAATGGAGCAACCGATACAAACGTAGTATCAATTGCTCCCGACCCCAGGGGTTCAGCCAACGAGCTCATTGTGCAGGCAGGCGCAAAAAAGGCAAATAACCTCAAGCTCGAATCTGAACTCGCTGTGCCATTCTGCCGCCCACTTGCAGATAGGGCAGCCAGCTTTCATGACCCACCTGTATGGGTAATTCCAGTCTGCGAGCAGCCAGAGCATAATAGTCTGGTTTGAACGGAGCGTTGATGGGTCTCCACTTCTTGTGACCCTTTCTGAGATTGCAGTCACGGCAACTGGTCACACAGTTTTCCCAGCTGGTCTTACCACCTTCACAGCGTGGCACCACGTGGTCAATACTGAGCTCTCTGGCAGTGAAAATTTCTCCGCAGTACTGGCAGGTGAATAAGTCTCTGACATACATCAGATGACGACTGTATCTGACCCGACCCTTGCGGAAATTGAAATGGTCGCTGGTCACAGCCACACTGGGCAATTGAATTTTCAGCTTGGGGCTGTTGATCCAACGATTTTCATACAGATGCACAGGCTTGATTTTATCCAAGCACATCAATCTGATACAAGTTTGCCAGTCTACCACACTGAGTGGTAGAAAATCTGCTGGTTGATAATCGGGTGTTAGAATTAGAGTATCGCTCATGGGAGCACCTGCTTTATTTAGTATAGCATCTGATCATTCTGGTGTAAATATTCAACATGGCCAATCAGGACTACAATCTAATCAAAAAACCACATCAGGCCCAGAGCTGGACTCAACATCAGATTTCAGAACTGGCTCAGTGCATGGACCCAGTGTCAGGACCCATGCACTTCATGAGCAACTACTTTTATATTCAGCACCCTACCCGGGGAAAAATCCAGTATCAGCCTTTTGAATATCAGATCAGACTGCTGGAAGTCTACCACAACTACCGATTCTCCATTGCCCTACTTCCCCGTCAGACTGGCAAGAGCACCACTGCTGCTGGATATCTGTTATGGTATGCTATGTTTGTGCCTGATAGCACCATCCTGATTGCTGCTCACAAATACACTGGCGCTCAGGAAATCATGCAACGTATCAGATATGCTTATGAATCCACACCTGACTTCATCAGAGCCGGTGTGGTCAGCTACAACAAAGGCAGTATAGAATTTGAGAATGGCAGTCGCATTGTGGCACAAACCACCACAGAAACCACCGGCAGAGGTATGAGTATCACACTGCTTTACCTGGACGAATTTGCATTCGTCAGACCCAGTATTGCCAGAGAATTCTGGGTTTCCATTTCACCCACACTGAGCACCGGTGGTAAGGCTCTGATCACCAGCACGCCCAGCAGTGACGAGGATCAATTTGCTCAGATCTGGAAGCAAGCCAACCGATGCACTGATGAATGGGGCAACCCCACTCCACTGGGCATCAACGGGTTCAAAGCCTATCGCAGTTATTGGCATGAACACCCAGATCGTGATGAACGGTGGAAACAGGACGAAATGGCTCGTATTGGCGAAGAGCGATTCAAACGTGAACATGAATGCAGCTTTGTGGTGGCTGATGAGACCCTGATCAACAGCATGAAGTTGCTGGAAATGCAGGGTCAGGATCCTGCAGAGCTTCAGGGGCAAGTGCGTTGGTATCGCAAACCACAGAAAGATCGATTGTATCTGGTGGCACTGGACCCCAGCTTGGGCACCGGCGGCGATATGGCTGCTATTGAAGTTTTTGAAGTGCCCACTATGATTCAGGTGGCCGAATGGCAACACAATCGCACACCGGTACAAAAGCAGATTCAGGTGCTGAAAGAAATGGTCAAAAGGTGCAGTGATTCAGCAGGTGTCAACAACGTCTATTACAGTGTGGAAAACAATACCCTGGGGGAAGCTGCCCTGGTCAGCATCAGTGAAATCGGTGAGGAGAACATTGACGGAGTGTTCCTGAGCGAACCAGCCAGAGCAGGTCAGACACGCCGATACCGCAAAGGTTTTACCACCACGCCCAAATCCAAACTGGCAGCTTGTGCCAAGCTCAAAAGCCTGGTTGAAAACGACAAAATCACCATAATCAGTAAGAATCTGGTGAGCGAACTCAAAACATTCATCAGCAGCGGAGTCAGTTTTGCAGCTAAATATGGTGAGACTGACGATTTGGTCATGGCGCTGATGCTGGTGGTACGCATGAGCCAGGTGCTGAAAAATTATCATCCAGAACTGGAACAACAGATATCAGATCGGCAGGATGAATTCATCGAACCCATGCCATTTATTGCAGTGTTCTAATAAATAATCATATGCCTAAACAGAAGAAAAATCACAGCGAAGAATTATATGAATGGTTGAATGTGAAATTTCATCCAGTGGACATGCTGAATGCCGACGGTGAGGAAACATCTGACTATGATGAAGTCACCACTTTTGTTTTTGAATATCACGATGACCAAGGCACCAGTGAAAACGTCAAAGTCAGCCTGACTGACAACGAGCGCAAACTGGATGCTGACGTGGTCAGCAAAGTCACAGTGGAGTACGACCAGGACATGGCCAACCAGCTCAACACTGATTTTTCAAAGTTTCTGGCTGAGCTAAAGGAATGGGCTCGTGGTCGCATGCTGGGATTCCAGGTCACCAACGTGGAAACTGAACCCGGCAAACGCACAGTGCAGGAAAGCAAGTTCAGCGCTCTGACAGGCACAGTGAAAACCAGTGTGCAGACACTGGAAGACGTCAAAATCATCCTGAAACACACTGATGTTATCAATGATGATGTACGTGGGGCCAGAACTCGACGAATACACCGGATCTATGTGGAAAATGCCCAGGGCGAAAAATTTCTGATGCCGTTTACCAGCTTGCGTGGAGCCAGAGCCATGGCCAGACACGTGGCCCAGGGCGGCAATCCCTATGATGCCACTGGATCGGGTATCAGCAATGCTGTCACTGAAGCGGTATCACTCAGTAAGTTTTTGCGTCGCACCCACAGCAAACAGTATGAAGATGTCACAGCAGTGGGTATGATCGAGAGTGCCCGTCTCAGACTGGCTGAAGTCAAGAAGATGCTCAACGGGCTGAGTGGTGTCAAGGGTTATAGCCGATACTCACCAGCCATCGCAGAGCAAACCCAAATTGAATATAACCCAGAGGTAAAAAATCACTTTGTTCGCAATCAGTATGATGAACAACTGGATCACAGTTTACCCTATGTATGGAGAGCATATCAGATGAGTAATTTGAAAGAATTTGATGAATTTGCCCAGTGGACTGACAGTGTTGTGAACGAAGTGGACGCGGCTGCCAATCCCAAGGTGCAGGCTGTGCAGAAGCTGATGGGGCAGCAACCAGAAAAACCCAACGAGCCCAAGACCAATGTGCAGCTCACTCCCAAAGGCACTGTGGCTATTGAATTGGACAAGGATGATAAACAAGGCGCAGCTCAGGTGGCTAAACTCATGGGATCTGGTGGAGCATCCAAGTTACCTCCAGGCACCAGTGTTACTGTGAAGGAAGGACAGATGCAACAGTTTGAAGTGAGTTTTCAAAAGAACGGCAAAACGGTGACCAAGACTATCTCAGCAGTGTCACAGGGCAGTGCAGAAATTCAAGCCTATCACATGGCCGATGCCACTGGATCGGAAATTGTGAGCGACGTCAAACCAGTATCAGAAGGTCTGGGCGGTGATCGAGCTGACGATCTGATGACTGATGTCATGAAGCCAGGTCAGGAAATGTACGAAGCTGGAAATAAACGAATCTCCTACGATGATACTCAATTAGCTCAGAGAGTTATTGATCTACATCAACGTGGTGAATCTTTATCTGATTTGCTGGACAGGTTCCCACAGTTACAATCAATGATAGATGACATAGTGGTTGATTATCATTATCACCCTGATGATGACCATGAAGAAATCCAAGCCCAACTCATTGATAATCTGGAAGACATTGTGAAACATGGATCCAGAAAATCATCGGCTGATCTAGCAGAAGCCGACATGGAAGAAGGCACCGAATGGACAGGTGCTCGTCGG